AAACGTTCAGAGGTTTGATTTATTTTCCTTTGAAGTCTATCAAACTCTGTTTCAGATTTTGAAACTGCATCACGAATAACCCTCGACATTTTGTCGATGGCTACAAGAGTTAATGATACTTTCATCATAGTGTCGAGCATTGTTCCTCTAACTCCGTATTTTGATTATTCGTGTACTTAATTGCCTCTTTGCACCAGTATGCGATTTGGGGAATGGACATTTTTCCGATTTCTGAATATTGCCAACCTGTGATTTTACACAGATGAATTATTGATTGAGAATCCGGCAAAACATCTATGCAATTATTTGTTCGAGAGGTTTTTGAGTTTCTTCCTTTACCTCTGTGGCTTTCGCCTCCGTTAACTTTCCCGATATTTCTGCCTGAAGAGCGATAACGTCTTCCAAGTCAAGTTCTAAAATATCCTCATAAACTAACTTCTGACCGTCAATTTCAGCAAGTTCAGCAATTAAAGCATAAGGAATCTCTTCAGATGTCTTTGCTTTTTGTTGAGCCTGCAAAAGGTCAAAACCTCTTCCTTTTCTTAATGTCGCAGTTTTCCCTGATGGTAATGAAAGTGTTTTTGTCATAATTTTTACGCTCCTATATTTTTCTTATATTTGGTTAACATATCAATTCCGCCCACTTTGTAGATGTTTTCAAGAACATCAATCTCAAATAAAGGCACGCCATCGACCACGAGCTTTGCATAAGTAACTGACATTGATGTTTCATACTCTGCATTTTCGTGCGGTTTAATTGTGCCAAGCGGAAATTCTTTAAATGTTCCGATAATAAATGCCGTAGCCGGAACCTCTTCAATTCTCCCTGTGCCGTTGTAAGTTTCAAGAGAAGCACGAACCTGAATCATTGAGGCGGTAAATGGTGTCGCTGATGCAAGTAAAACTTCAGGATAAAGTGCATTCCATTTAATTTTGCACTCTAATTTATCAATCCCTGAAAAAAACTCGGCAGAACCAACCATACCTAATGCTTTGTGTTCTGCGAGTTTATGTTTAATCTGAGGAAGCTGTACTTCTTCGGCTCTTCCAAGGAGATTTATTCCATTTAAATAAACATTGGCATTTGTAAGTTTATTGATTTTAATTTTGCTCATAACCTATTCCTTTTTAAATAATCCGCATTCCCCGATGGCTACATCCGAGTAATGAAGAATAACTATCTCTTGACTGATGGCTTGTATCAAAGGGCATTTTTTCTTATTTGCACATTTCTTACAGATGTCATAATCCTCACAGTAAATGGCAAGTTCGCCCCAAGTGTTTATCTCGGCTCTCATTAACCACCCAATGATTTTAGTAATTCGATGTCTATAAAACTTTCAAAAGTTATGCGTTCAGCCGGAGTTGGAGGCATAAATTCAACATCAAATACTAAATGCCCATTGGCGATTTCCGTTACAGGGTTTTTATCGGGGTTATATGAACACTTGCCATCAATAAGTGCGCCACGCCCGATTAAAGTTCTGATAAAGGCATTAACAGATTCATTGATTGAATCAATCAAACCATCATCAATAGGGAAGTCGATAAACTGTAACATTGAATATTCAACACTCTCGTGAAGAATATCTGCTGTCCTTCTAATATTTATAAAATTAGTAACGTGTGTTGAGCTTGGATAAGCAGATGAACGGTTGCCCCAAGTCCTAAAGCCTGAACCATAAGAATTAAATACCGTAACAACACCTGCTTCGTTTAAGGTATTAACTTCACTTGATGGATCATTTATCATTGAAGTCAATTGTTTTTCAACACCAACAATTCCGTTAATTGATGAATTTGATGGACTCCAATGATAACCTTTATCAATATCTTTAGCGGCAATTACACCTGCCAACCTTTGAGAATATGGCTCTAAAACATTTGAGTCTGTTTTAGAGTCATAAACTTTAAGGTGGGGGTAGCACAACACAATTCTATCGGAGGCTATATTGAAGTTTATCTGTCCTTCCGGCCCCCTACCTGTGATTACTTCTTGAACTGTTGTGCCGACCGGAGCATCAACTAATCCAATTGCTCTTATTTTGTCGCATATCGTTTTTAGAGCTGAAACAACTGCTGTGTCTTCGCAATAAACAGGTGCAATTATAGTTTTTGGGAAATAACCAAATAATGAATAGCAGTCCTCAAAGGCTTTCATGCCTGTTCTTTTACCTGTTAATGCGTTTACACCACCGATAATATCTGCTTTTTTAACATCAGATACAGTTTCGTGTTTTGTAGGATCAAAGACATTAACGACAATTACAACACCTGCGCCCTGATCAAAAATTGCTTGTAGTGCTTGAGGTATTGTATATCCGTTTTTAGGTGAGCCGAAATATTTAACGGCATCAATTTCATTTAATATTAGCGTAGGTTCATTTACTGTTCTTAAATCAGTATCAACATCTTCAAGTGGTGCTGTTCCTACAAGTCCGACTACTGCCGTTTTAACGGTTTTAATCGTTCTTGCACCTTTTTCAATTTCTATTGTTTCAACGCCATGTAAAAAACTTGCAGGCATTATATTTCCTCCATTTCTTCTATACTTGGGGTAGAGAGTCTAAATTCTATTTCGTACTGCCATATACCGTTTGTTTCAGATATAAAGCCTTCTTTGTTTGGGGTTAATTTTGTGCATTCGGGGATTTTATATCCACATAAATATTGCTTAACTTTATCGAGGGTTTCATAAGCTCCGTTGTTATTGCGCAGGTTTCTTGTAACGACAGTTATTGCAAAATTAAGACCTTTGTCTTGAGATATAATTCCTATTGCATTTGAGTTGGAATAATTTCCACCTCTGTAATGTACGAGTATTGCACCGACAGGATGGAGTAATATAAATTCTTGCGGTTTTTCAGGGAATCCCTGAACTAAAAACTGTGGGAATTTATCTTTTAAATATTGAATTATTGAATTCTCAATATCCCTAATACTCAAGATTCATTACTCGCTTATTAAATAACCTGTCTGCTTCTGTTTTATTTGTTCTGTATTCCCCTGAAGTCCTGACACTCGTTTCCTCTTCTGTTTGCAGGCTTATTATTCCCTTTTTGAGATCTTCCAATGTTTTAATTGCGTTTTTATATGCTTGTAAAACTGATTCAGGAATATCTGTATAAATTCTTCTTGAATAAAGGCGATAAATACTTAAATCAATCGCTATTATTCGTAATAAAGGAAAGTGGTTATTTAAGGGTAGTGTGTATTTTCCCCTTAAATAACCATCAATAAGGGTAGAGGAGTAGATAAGTGCTTCCTCGCAGACAACCGTATCGACAGTTTCCTGATCGGGGTTGTCATTAGTTAGCTGGATAAGGGTATGTGTACTAACTTGCTTTTCAATATCTTCGGGGGTACAGTAGAAAGACATTAAATGCCTCTGATTATTCTGATGACATCACCATTTGCTCCGTCATCGAGAGCATAACCATTTGATTTTTGATTATCACCTAAAGTGACTGCTTTACCGTTGGCATCTGATGTGATTTCTGCTCCGACAGTTATTGTGCCACCTGCTTCAACAAGTAAAATTCCTGTTGTTGCAACTGGTGCATACTGACCTGATTCGGTTTCAACATCACAAATACCGTAGGCTTTTTCTCCGGCTCCTGAAACTGCTCCATTAAAAGAAATAAATCTTTGTTTTGGTAGGTCAGCAGTAGCAAGCACAGAATCAATCAATAAAGGTTTATATAGTTTATTTGCCATTTTCACCTCCTGATTTTTCAGAGTTTTCTGTCTTTGTTTTGTTTTGATTTTTATTTGTTGTGGAGGTTTCTTTTACCACAGTTAATACATCTTGCAATTTTGTAGCTTGTTTCTCATCAAGCTCAATTACATCGCCAATTTTATACAAATCACCATTGTGCAAAATGTTAGTGTTTTTAATTTTGTATTTTTTAGTTGCCACCGTTACCTCCTTTTGTTCCGTTTACATTTGAGATTAAATAACCGGCTTCAGCACCAACGAGGAATGGTGTGTAAATATCAGTCGCACGAATGTAGCGGACTTTGTTTCCTTCTTTTTCGTACTCATCAATTTGAAGAGCATCTTTTTTGCGGATAGTGTAAGCAAAAGCAGGATCGTATTCGGTTCTTGCATTAAGTTTAGGAACATAAGCAAGAATAATATTGTTTCCCCATACTCTTTCAAATTCATCTTTTGCATTTGAATAAATTGCCTTTCCGATGACAATATTTTCAACTTCAAAGAATTCTTTTAATAAATCGAGTGTTACGATTTTATTTGTAGAGTTAGCAATTAAACCTTTCAGAGATTCATTCCTTTTTAATGATTCCCATACTTCTTGTCCCATAACGAGAGTGTTTGGATCTTGACCGATTTGTCTTGAAATTGCATCTTTTGCATCATCAATTACACCAACAGGATCG